ACACTATATAACAATTTGTTATGTTTATTTACTAATTCACGTATAGTATCATTTTTATGTGCTGATGCATTGTCGTGCAAAGGTGTAATAATATGGTGAATAATTTTTACTATTTGACTTATTATTTTTTTAGTGTGGAATAATAACTTTGATTTACCGATAATTTTTAGACTAGAAAATGCAAGACCGCTAACCGGTTCGTGCTTATAATAAATTTTTAATTTACAAATTATTTTCAATTATATCAATTATATTATTAAAATTATCAACAGCTTTTTGTAGATCATGATCAAGCCTGATTTTTTCATATAACACATTACTCATTTCTTTTAGTTTAATTTTATCATTTAATGCATTATCAATAATTTCAATAATTTCTTTTTCATTCATAAACTCATTTACTTCAATAATATTACCATCAAATAATTCTTTATATTCAGATGGGTAATTGCCTAATATAACAGATTTAGAACATGATATTTCCAGATATTTATGTAATAATACATCTGCAATAGATGAACATGCAAGTGTTAAATAAGAACGATTTATTAATTTTGATAATTCTTCATTTACAATGGTAGAATTGTGAGTTGATGAACTACCAAGCATTACTATATTAAATTTATTTGAATTTTTTTGAAATATATCAACTAATTTACGTCTTAATGGATAAAAATCAATTTTACTATCAATAATTGTATTCATAGTTGTTTCATATTCTTTGATGTAATCTTGAATTGTTTCTATTTCTTCATTTTTATAATCATAAATACTATATATATTACCATAAACTAATATATCAATATCTTTTTGATATCCCCAATCCTTATAAACATCTGTATTTACATATCGCGAATCAAAATTTAAAATATGTTTGGTAGGAAATTTTTTTTTATATGAATTTATAATTTTCTTATTTTTATACCAAAATATAATTCCTGTACATGAATTAACATATTCACATTTTGATGTAATAGATGAAATGTAATATGAATCGTCTAGGAAAATATATGTAGGTATATTTAATTCAAATACAAAACTAAAATTTTTTGTATGAGGTTGAAATGCATTTATTTCAAAAAATATTAGTATATTTGCATTAAATGAAACAGTTTCCTTTAGTGCATCTTCTTTATTATGATCTGTATATATTATTTTTACATTATGATAACTATTATTAGCAATATAATTTATAAAATTGTAATAAGCTTTATTATTTATATTTTTGAAGAAAAAATAATCAGCAATGAATAATATATTTTTACGGTTTGAATCATTGTTCGTATTCATATTTTACAAGTATCTAAATATATTATTTTAAACCTTTGAAGAATTAAATCATAATCCTTTAAAACTACTTAAACAACATTAAATCATTTACACAATTGAAGATTTCAATCCGCTCAGCGGATGAAACTTCAAGTAAGTTACCAGTTACAGTTTGAACCATAGCACCACGCAGGGGCGCGGTTTCAAATCTTCACTGGTATAAAATATAATTTAATTGGGATTCTGTACACCTTTCAAAATCGTAATATGTAACTCTGTTGTGTGGTTTTTTATATGTTTCATGAATGTATCTAGACGAATAATTTGGAAAATATAATATTTGATTATCATTTGCCATAAATGATGCTACCCATGAAAAAGTACAACATGAGCATACTAATATTTTTGCATTTCTCATTATATTATAATCAATCATAATATTTTGATTGATTTCTAATACTAAATTAGGTATAATATTTTTTAAATAAGATATGTATTTGAATTCTATATCTTTTTTTGGAGGTTTTAATAATAGACAAGTTTTTGTTTCAGAAGTTATATTTAAACTTTCTATTACTTCTTTTATACTATTTGGATTCATTACCCAATTTAACCCAATAAAATCATCAAGTCTTATATGAATAGCTATATCATACACTTTATCATTATTATTTTTAACAACATCTATTAATTTTAAAGGTTCAGAATAATGTGAAGTATGTAATATATTATCTGGGTATTTTTTTATATATTCTATAATTTGTGTTTTATATAAATTATAAAACACATCATGTTGATAATAACCGTTTAAAAAATAATTAGAATTTGGATCTATTAATGTTATATTATTGTTAATTTTTTCATTTATAATATTTATAAAGCTTTCATCGTCTATTTCTGTACTTTTACTTTTGAATTCGTCCATATCAGCTTTATTTGCGATATTAATTAATGTGCCATCAAATAATATCGCAAATAATATCGCGGCAAATTGTGCAAAAACTACATTGCCAAAACCCGCTCCTTCGTTATATGCATATATCAACATATAGTTATAATATAAAATTATTGTTATAATTTTATATTATTATATTATTATAATAATATAAAATTATAACAATATTATTATAATAATGAAAACAAATTTAATTATTTGCACATATGCAGCAAAATATGGATGTATGAACAAAAACAATTACTTGAAATATAATTTATCTCTATTAAATAAAATAAAAACAAATATAACACAGATTACGATTATGAAACCAAAAATAAATGAGAATGACAAAGATAATGAATATTGCGATTATTATAATTTTGATAATATTGAAATTTCAAATATACAAAATAAAATTAAAATTATAGAATGTGAAAATATCGGAATTAGTTATGGACAATTTTTTACTGGTATTAGTCACAACATGGATTTTGATTACCATTTTTTTATTGAAGATGATTATATAATGTTCATGGATTATTTTGAAGAATACTTGATAAATAATTTAAATAAACAAAAAAATGATAGTTATTTGTGTGCGTTTTATTTTAAATCAAAACAATGGAACCTTGAAGAAAGTATTAAAACTGAAGATGAAAGTATACAACAAAATTTTATAAACAAAATGCATGATTATCAAATAATAGAAAATTATAAAAATAACTTTTTTATTGTGCCTGATTTTTCATGCGGGATTATTTCAAAATATTCTATTCAAAAAATATTAAATAAATTTAATACTTTTGAAACTATAAATGACATTTTTAATATAAAATTACAGAGTTTATGGATATATCAAGTTATATTTGGGTATATTTTATTTTTAAGTGGCATTGAAATAAACGATATATCTGAAAAAAATGTGAACTTATTTTATCATACTGGAGGTAATGTTACTATGTGTAATTTTTGTTTAAAATTATGCGAATGGAAAGAATATCTATATAATAATGAAAAATTAAATATGCCTGTATTTACCCCTATTGAATTTTTTTATCCCTATAATCAGGATGATACAATATGTCATTTAAAAAAATATTTTATAGATTATGAAAAATTTATAGAACAATATAATATGTTGAATTTGGAGATGAAAAACTTAGTTACCAACCTTCCTTAATTTTTTCAACCATATATTCTAGATCATCTTCATTCAACCACCAACCAACTGGAATACATATTAACGATTTTTCTAATTCTGTTATATTAGGTAATTCACAAATAAAATTAGATACGCAACTATTTAGATCATTTCTATTATGAACTTGACTTGTCATGATACCGTATTCCTTCATTTTTGCATTAAACAAGTCTTTCCGTTCAACTTTCATTGTAAATAACCAACAAGCGCTTTTTCTGTCATCTTTATTTTCCAATAATTCAATATCATTTACACTTTGTAATTTTTCATATAAATATGCATTATTTGTTCTATTTTTTTCTAAAAGTCTATTCATATGTGGTAAATTATATATACCAATAGTTGCATTAATGTCATTCATATGAAATTTATATCCCCATTCTGATATGTCATTTTCTAATCTAAAATCTTTTCTATTATAATTTCTTTTATCTCTGTCAATACCAAACCATCTTAATAATTTAGCTCTCTCATATAACTCTTTATCAGGAATAATCAGCAAACCTCCATCACCTGTGGTTAAATGTTTTATTGCCTGTAAACTAAATACGCAAATATTTCCATGATTGCCCAATTTTTTACCTTTATATTCTGCACCGAATGCATGAGCACAATCTTCAATTATCATAAATTTATATCCATATTTGATTAAGTGTTCTTCTTGTAATTCTTTTAATGCATCTAAATCTACGGGATAACCACCCCAGTGAACTATGTACAACACTTTTGTATTAGCATTTAATTTATTCTTAATATCATTAATACATACATTTGCACTTGTGTTATCGGTATCTATCCAACCTATTTTACAATTATTTGCTAAGATGGATGCATTTGTTGCAAAACAAGTGAGTACCGGTGATAATACTACGTCATTCTCTATATCAAAACCAGGCCAATTTATTTGTTCATTAGAATTTTTAAGTAGTCGTAAAGCAAGTGTTAATCCAGACGTAGCTGAATTCAATGTAAGTAAATAAGGATTTTCAAAAAATTCAGTCAATTTTTCTTCAAATTTTTCTACTTGTGATCCTTGGGTTATAAAACCTGACATTATGACATCATTTAAAGGTTTCAAAACATCTTCTGACATAAATACTTTAAATAGCGGTAAATTTGACATATTTGTATATTAAATTATACTATCTAGTAAATATTTATATCTTTTTATCAAATATAAATATAATTATAATTGTAATTGTTGAAAAAAATTAACAACGCATTTATCCATATCATTTTTTTTAAAGATTTCATATGTTTTTTGTTTTATTGATTCAATTTCATATTCAGTTTTTTTTAAATAGCTCTCTACAGTATTTAATATATCATTATAATTACATTCAATCAATACATCATTTAATTCTAATAGTTCATTTTGTATTTCTAAATTTATATCTCTTTTTTTTTCACTAATTAAAAATACTTTATTTGAATACAAGAGTGCGTTTCTATAATAATCAAAAGGCATATTACTTTCTTTTGAATAGATATTTAAAACAATTTTACTATTTTCAATAATATTAATATAATGACGTATGTTATTAACACCAGACATAATATATACATTACAAATTGTTGAAAGTTGGTCTAATATTAATTTTCTACGACCTACTGGATCTACTGCACCAAAAAATAAAACATCTATTGGTTTTTTATCGTGAGATATACTAGCTTTATTTTCATTATAAATATATTCTAAATAATCATTGTATAAAAGTGGAATAAAATAATACTTTTTATTATCAAAATTATTATTATAATAATCTATATTTAAATAATTATATTCCCAGATAAATGTATTCTGAATATTTATGTGATTAACATAATGATTAATCATATTAAAATCAGTTTGAGAATAATTTAGTATATAATCAGGATTTATAAAAATTACTTTAGTGTTGTTATTAAGAACTAAATCATAAATAAGCACAATATCATTTAAAAATAAAATTAAAAAATCTACATCCTTATTTAAATTACATGTATCATTAATTAATTCAACTTCATAATTGTTTGAAATAAAAAACTCATTGCACGTAAATATTTTATAAATAGAATTTATGTATAAATCAAAGGGTATATATTGTCTATTATATAATATTTGAATTTGCATTTTTCATATATATATAATTAATGTATATATAATTTTAAGTTAAAATTATACATTAATTATATTTGGGTAATAACAAAAAATTACATCATTGAACAAGACAATATTTATAAATAATATCATTTTATAAGCGCCGTAAAAGTTTTATATATTATATACTGTCTCAACCATTCTTTATTAAAATATTTATTAATAATTAAATATTGATTATTTAAACATTTTTTATATAATTCATCATTGCTAGTTAGTTTTTGTAAATTATAATAAAAATCATCTCCATTTGTAAAGTAGCATTCATCAGAAAATTTCTCAGAAAATGGCCAAACCAAGTCATTTTTTTGTTGCAATAATAATGAACCTGAAACCAAAATTTCAAATGTTCTTATATTCGGATTACCTGCTCCTAATAAATCAATAGAAAACTTGGATTTCCTCATAAAATCAACAAATAAGTCATTAGGGATAGGTCCTGTATTTGTAATAAAATTTTGAATTTGATTATACATATCAATTCTATTTACATCAACATTAAATTCAGTGCATTTGTGATGATATAATCCACCTGTATAAAACACACGATTTATCTTTTGTGAAAAATAATCGTCATATGAAACTAAATTTCTATCAATTTTTTCTATTAAACTTGTATTACCAAACATTATAAATGGGAATGGATATACATTATTCTCATAGTGTATTTTTTTATCATAATTTCTTTTAAAAAAGTGTATGTTTGGATGTTGAATATATTTATTAGGATTAACATCATAATCTTCATTGTCAAAAAATGCCAGAATTTTAAAATTATTATTAAAAATTATAGGTTTTATAATGTTTTCATAGTTGCCTCTAATATCTCTAACTGCTTCTTCATCATTTAAAACATGTCTTACAGGCATAATTACAAATAATATGTCATAATTAGCATCAGTAATATTTTGAGTATCTAATCTAGGTTGAAAATTATAATATAAATAACTCTCAGATCTATCACTTGTTGTTGAACAATAATAATAATCTGCTTCAGGAAATAAAATTTTTAAGCCAATATCTTCGTTTTTGTTATCTAATACAGCTATTTTCATTAATGTTACAATAAATTATATATTTAAATATTAAAATATTTAAATAATATATATAACTATATATATAAATATTACATTCTCATCCAATCTTCCGGAAATAAATCACTTACATCTACATCGCTCATTTTAGGTCCAAACCAAACTGAAGGATAACATACAATCTTCGTAGGATTTACATTAAAATATGCTCCCCACCAACTAAATGAACTATTTGCAATAATATTATGATTGCAACATGACATTAATAACATTTGTTGCCAATCATCTAACTGATTACTTACTCTTTCAAATTCAATCATTGGAAATTCATTTTTTAATAATTGAATTGTTTCATTTACTGTTTCTAGATCTTCATCTTCGCAAAAATATAAAACGTTTGGGGTATAATCTAAATTGTTAACAATATATTGTAATGATTTTTTATAATATTCAGGGCTCATAATAGGATGATAATCTGGTAAATTTTTATAATCGCCTAATCTAAAATGCATAGAAATACTTTTTTCCAAAAAATCCAAAGTATGGTGGTTTTTTACGACTTCTTCTATAATATCAAGTCTTTTTTCAGCTATATTTAATATACGACAAATTACGTGAAAATTATCTTGGAAATATTTATAACTTTGAAAATAGCCATGCAACATAATATTCACATTATTATTGTTTTTTAAATGATCGTATGGAAATTCATTAAAAGTAAACCCTGGTTCACGATAAGCAATATCAAAATGTGGATATTGATCTATTAAAAAGCCCGATAATTTGAAGAAAAATGTTTTCCAATAAGTTTTTCTCTTAGTACATCCGTCTCCTCCTAGTTCTTCTGCGCTAATAAATTTAAACATATGTTTATATTTTATAGCGTAAGATATAACTGTAAAAATTTGAAATAATTGGTTTCCTAATCCACCCATAAGATTGCATGTCAACATTTTACTCTGGCTATGTATATATGTATAAAATAATTTTAAATTTATTTTCAATTTATTTTAAAAATGAATAAAATATTATATTAATAATATACTCTGATTATATACATTATCAATAAATTCAATGTTAATTCATAAATATAAACCAGAAAATTTGGAAAATATAATAGGTAACAAGACGTCAATCAATTCTATTCAATCTTGGTTTGAAAATTGGTATCCATTAAAAACAAATTCTAAAGATGTATGTGCTCTATTATCAGGACCAAATGGTATAGGTAAAACTTTAACAGTTGAATTATTAATTAAAAAATATAATTTGAATCCTATATCTTTAAATCCAGATGAAAAATCTGATAAAGATCATATTGTAAATTCGGTATTGCCGTCTATAAAAAAAACAAAGTCATTTACAAACAAACAAAACATATTTGTTATTCACGATATAGATTGTTATGATGACTATGGGTTTATATCAACGGTTGTGACATGTTTGAAAGAAACTAAAATACCGGTTATTGCTACTTGTAACAATCGTTACGATCAAGCACTTAAACCATTGATACCATATTGTTTGGATATAAAATTTCAAAAACTATCTTCAAATGATGTATCTAAATTTGTTAAACCAATTTTAAAAAAAAACTCTATATCAATAAACGATACAATAATAAATCAAGTTATAGAAGATTCTAATTGTGACATACGTAGCATTTTAAATAATTTAGAATTATTATCACGTGAAAATATTAAAAATGTTGATATTGGTAATTCTGCAAATGTAAAAGATAAAACCAATTCTAATATTTTTGAAGTAACAAAATTATTCATGTCTCAGAATATTGAAATGGACGATAAACAAAGATTATTTTGGATGAATAATGATATTCTTCCTTTGATGATTCATGAAAATTATCTTGCAAACAATATTAAAATGAAAAACGAGTCGTCTTATTTAAATAATATTGCAGAATCTATTCATAGTTTGAGTGATATAGATTTATTTGAAAAAGATATACATATGAATGGGAATTGGGAATTGATACCATATACAGCATTGTTTTCAATTAAATCAGTTGCAAACTGTCATGCAAAAACAATGATAAAATTTACTTCTTTCTTTGATACTCTTTTTTCAAAGAAACAAACAATGAATAAAAATAATATGGATTATATTAGTGTTAATCACGTGAAAGAAAAACCTGTTAAAAAAACTACTAATAGTAAAAAGTCAGAAAAGAAGACAATAAAAGCGGAAAAACAACCTAAAAAATCAATAAAAACTAAACCAATCTCTTTAGAAACTCAAGAAAAACCTAAAATTGTACGGAAGAAAAAGGTAAACTTGATAATTGAAGAATAGTATTTTGTATAAATATTATACAGCTTTTCTCATTTACACCTATTTTAATTATTATATAAAGATAATACTTATATATTATAAATAAATGGATTTTGTTTTTGTATTAGTTTGTGGAAATGAATGGGAGGATATAACTATATTATTGTCAGAGGAAGATGCTATAAATGAATCAAAAAACTACCCAAATAACAGAGTTGAAATTTTTGGTAAAAATAACACTTTTGGATTTACTCCTACTTATAATTATTATAAAAATGGAATACTTGTTAAAAACTCGTAATTTTATATTAGAAAAGAATCGGCGTTTGAAATGTAAAAAGGTGTAAAGGTGGAAAGGTGAAATTAGTTTATATCTAATAAATCAAAACTTGGTGTGTTTTGTTGAGTTATTTGACGTGTAAGTTGTTCTGTTAAATAATCAATAGTTAAGGTTTTTCGTTGTAATTGCTGTTCCAATTGTGTAATAATTTTTTGTTGAGTTTCTACTATTTCTTTATTTTTTAACATATCTACATAGTAATTTGCTTTATTTTGATTCAAATTTATTAACCATTTTTGGTGAATTTTTGTTTTTATATGCGACGCAAATTTAGTCGTGTTTTCATATGCTTTATCTTTTCTTGAACCACAAGGACAAAATAAACCATGTTTTATAATAGGTATATTATCTACATAATTTCCGTTACTATCAACCGATGGCGTATACATATCAGGAGTAAGAGTTATATCCATTTTCTTAGTATAAATATTATTGTAACTTACTAACTACAATAATATTTATTTCAATTTTATAAAAAATAAAATAGCTATAATTTCAATTTATCTAATTCAAATTCATCGTCCATTATAATATGTTTTCCTCTAGCTAACTTTGTAAGATATCTAATTTTTTCTTCATCATTCTCAAAATATTTTTCATTCTTAATTTTCCACCAGCTGATTTTTCGTTTCCATTCAACAAGTAAATTGTCCAAATCGGGAAAGTCGTCTAACATATAAACATGTAAAGATACATCATTTATTTTCATAAACCGCTCTATTTTTTCTTTAGTTGGTTTTATCATTATTATTGAATAATCATGCGGGTATGGATCATAAGTTAAATGAACAACAGGAAATTGACAATCATCATATTTCCAGTAAGGTTGATATTTATAATTTTCAGGTATCTTTGGTAATAGATTTTTATAATGTTTATAAATTTCTTTTACATTATGTTGTATCAAGCTGTTTCTAATAAATGTAAAATTACCATCTTCATTCAAATATTGATAGTATCCACAACTTACGATATGACACCACTTACCATTTATAAAACTCTTTATTAACAATTCATAATCATCTGAAACAGATAAACGAGGATTATGTTTCCCTATTTTGTCATAAAATGCAGTACGCCAAACACGAACATGATTCGGTAGACCTATTAAATGCTGAAGAGTAATAGGATTTGGTCTTGATTTAGCAAACTGCGTTATCCATTTATTGAAAAAATCGCTCCATACATTTATATGCGAACCATAACCATAACTATAAAATTCGTCGTATGAATGTGTTTTGAGTGATTTTTCATATATCATTGCAGTATCGCAGTAAAAAAAATCCGCTTCTTTGTGTCTTTTAGAAGCATCTACTATCCATTGTAATAATTCGGGGTGTAAATCATCATCATGATCTAATTCTAGAATAAAAGAACCGTAAGATACACCGCTAGCTAATCGTTTCATTTCACCTATAGAACCTGAATGTTTGGGTGCTTTGTAGACCCGTATTCTTAAATCCTTTTTTTGTATGTTCAATAAATTTTCATACGTGGAATTATTTTTTGAATCGTCCCAAATAACCCACTCCCAATTAGTATATGTTTGATTTTGCAAACTTCGTAAAGGCCTAAAAATCTTTTCTTTGCTATCAAAGGTTGATGTAATGACTGAAATTAATGGATGATCATCGTCATATATGTGATGAAGACACGTAGAAAATACATTTGGTATGATATCCAACTTTTCCGGCAATACATCTAAATGAACCCATCTTTTACGTACATTAAAAATTTTATTCAAAAAACTCCATCCAATTGTTTTTCCATATGTGTATATAGCATAAGGTTCATTTGTTTGCCATAATTCAGAAAATTCTTCAAACGATAAATCATTGTGAATAGGATACCATGTATAATGTTCATCTATTTCTGGATACTTGGGTAGTATTTCAGAAGAAATAAAATAAACATATTGCATTCTTTTAGCTTTACAATAAAAATTATTTTTAAACCTTTTTACATGTAAAATGGATAAATAAAAAAAATGAAAGAAACTAATAATTCATTATTAGACGAACAATATTATTATTAAAAATGCTAACAAGAAGCGGAAAAGAATATATTATGCCATTACTAAACATAGAACAAAATTTACCAAAAAATGAGGGTAATTATTTGGATCCGCCTTTCCCAAAGGTGGAAGTTGATTTTGACGAAGCAAGCACCGCGTGGAAATTAAATAAAAAATCAATAGGAAATGGATGCTATAAATATGTATGTGTAAAAGTAAAAAAAACAGGTCATCAATGTAAAAATGATAGTCTTAAAAATTGTGAATTTTGTAAATTCCATTCAACCTTTAGAAATCCACCTTTATAAAAGGTGGAGCCAAAAACATCAACATTTTTGGGGGTTACCTTTTCTAAAAATTATTTGGCTCCACCTTTTCTAAAGGTGGATAAACATCAACATTTTTGGGGGTTACCTTTTCTAAAAATTATTTGGCTCCACCTTTTCTAAAGGTGGATAAACATCAACATTTTTGGGGGTTACCTTTTTCTAAAAGGTAAATTTTTTGACAATTTCTTGATATTCATCAAAATTATCTAACAAAAATTTTAATTCAGGATCAACCGTCATGTCAGATGCCTTATTTCCATCAGTATTTTTAATTGTAGGGTCCGCACCTAATTTTAATAACATAATCGCAGCTTCTTTTCTATCCCATCGTCCACATTTATGCAGGGCAGTTTCTCTACTCTTTGTTTTACCGTTTATGTTTGCACCAGCTTTTATCAAGAGTTTTAACATTACTAAATCATCCCATCTAGCTGCATAATGAATAGGTAACCAACCATCTCGTTCTTCTATATATTCTACATTTGCTCCCAATTTTAACCATTTTTTCACTCCTATTATATTACCAAAATAACAAGCATTTAATAGTTCTTGGTCTATTTTTTTGGGTTTAGGTTTAATTTTTATATCTCTCCACCCCTTTTCGTCCATATATAATTCCACCTTTAAAAAAGGTGGAGCCAAACCGATAAACTTTTATTATTTAGAAAAGTGGTTAACTAAAATTATTGATGTTTGGCTCCACCTTTTCTAAAGGTGGAATTAGCCCAACTCGCAAATAGTCATTCTCAAATTCGTCAATAAAAAATGTTTCGTTTTTTCATTCATTACCGCCTTATTTTTATTTTTTTTCAAATGTTCTAGAAAAACTTCACTATTATCAATATTTTCAAGCATACTAGCGCTTTTATAATTCTTTTCAATAAATTCACAAAAACTTTTTTGATTTGCGATTGTTTTTTTAAATGCGATTAAAGAAAGGTTATTTTTATTACACCATGATAAAAATGATGGATAGTTATTCATCATTACAGTTTTAATGACATAATAAGAAAGCACATTGGTTTTTTCTTTGTATAAAGTTTCTCTCAATAATCTATTTTCAGGTTTGTTTAAATATAAATCTCCATAAGATAACCCCATAAAATCAAGCACTTTTACTAGCTGAAAAAAACTATAACATCTTTCAAAATTAATAAAAAACTCTGCATTAGAGAGAAATTGCTTTTCATTGTTACTACCACCTTTCTCTCTATCTTTTTCTTTCAAAGAATAAAAACTACAAAATAATGCATTTATAATTTCAGCCCAAAACTCGGTATACGCTTCATATGAATTGACAAATGAATTCACCTTAAAAATGCTTAATAAGTGAGCGTGACAATCATTATTATTCATATCAGAAAAATCCAACCCAAAATTATGAAATGTTTCGTGTATAAATACTTTGAACCATTCTTCACGTCTAAAAATCACTATTTCGGAATCTTTTGGACACGTTGTTGTAAAAGCGGTGTTCACATGTTTTTCATCCAAAATATGAACATTTGATTCAGGCAATTTCTTTTCTAAGCTTGTAAAATAAAAATAAATCACTAGCGAATTAGCACATTGTTTTGATGAATACAAATTCAATATATATAGCCACATGATAATAGAATCAACATATTTATTGTATGTTTTAATTTTGAGTTCAATATTCGGGTCTTCAACCACAAAAATAATTTTAATATTACGATTAAAGAGAGAAAAAGTATAAGAAATCTCAGAAAAACTCAATTCATCTATATGTTCTCGTATAACTTGAGGAAAACTATTATAATTAAAATTCTTTGGCTTGGTAATTTCTAAAGAGTTCTCAATTTTTGTAATTTCATATTCATATGCATTATTTTTTTTTATAGACTGTAAATATTTATATGCATTTAAAATGTCATAATATATTTTAAGCAAAATATTATTTGTAGCAGGTGTGTTTTTAATGTGATGTATATATTTATTGTTTGTAAAAAAGGAGAGAAATTGTTTACTTTTATTTGTTAGTTTCATCGTGTTGCGCTTGTTATTATTGAATATACTTATAATAACAAGTTATTTATTTTTTAAACCTTTTTCTTTACCTTTTAGAAAAAGGTAAAACCAAAAATGTTGCTGTTTGGCTCCACCTTTTCTAAAGGTGGATAAGGTTAAAGATCGTTTCGTCTGATCTTATCTCTTATAATCATTAAATCATCTAAAACCTCAGGTGGTGAACCTTTCTTATAATGAGTTAATTTCGCATCCTTAGTAGATAATAGTAGAGCCTTTAAATCTTCATTTTGTGTAAATTTCGCATATTGCGCATTATATAATTCTTGCTTATTTCGTTTACCAAAAAAATCCGGGTCTATTGATGCTTCAATAGGTCTTAGTAGTTCTCCTTTGAGTTTTCCACTTTTACTACCAGCAGCCTTAACCATGTCAGGATTTTTAGACAATTCTGTTCCCGAATCCAAAGAAAAACTTAAATAAAACTCTGGATGCATTTTTTTAAATTTTGAGCCCTGATAATAATGTTCTACACTCGCCCATTTATGATTGTCTAAAGTAAATGGCTGTACCCAAAAATCATCCAATTTTTTTCTCCATTGAGACATTGTTGCTAAATTAGAAAAGTCTTTGATTTTATCCCCGGGTATTTTTTCACCAGAACCTTTACCAGGTAAAGGTTTATCATTGGATTTTGTATAAAACACAAAGACAACATTATCGTCATACATGCCTCTTAATTTTGCCTCTGATAACTCTTGAAAATCATATTGTCCTTCTTTGATGACATTTTTTTGTAAACCAGCTTTAAATTTTTGAAAATCAGGAATAAGTGCAAAAACTCCTGCATTTTTTTCAAGGCATTTATCTACGACTAGTTTTTTGATATCATAAGGTATTTCCTGAAATTTAAATATAGATTTTTTCTTATAACCAACCAATTTATAATGTGAACCCGTATAGTCAACTATAATGTAAAATTCAGGGTAAAAAATACCTTTGTTTTCCAAATATTCATCGTTTAATTGTCCGCACTGTAATACATTCTTTATATCCTCTGATTTGTATGCTTCACTTGATAAAATAATAAACTTAACATTCAATATTCTTTCTAATGTTGAAATCGCCCATGTTTCTGCCCAAAATTCACATGTTCTTATTTTCTTTTTAAATTTATCTAATGTATCTATTCCTTTCATAAATTTATATTCGCCCATAATTTGCGCACTAATTTTTTTGTCAGCAATCATTTTATCATGAACGCTCTTTATCTTTTTAGCCTCTTCTGCAAAAAACTTTTTTTCGTTACGATCAAGTGTGTTGTTGAACCTTTCTTTTATTTTTGTATATTCAATTGCTAATTCTTTTATTTTATTCGTCTCTTCAATCATATTTTGATTATACATGTCATAATGTTCTTTGTAATTCATAAAAATTTTATCAGTAGCCTCATCGGATAATTTTTTTCTCAATTTATTTACAGAAGTCTGTTGTGCTATACTTGAAAAAGCATCTCTTATTGTAGCAAATAAACAATCACCTCCACCTTCATTATCGGTAATTGAATAATTATTATTTTCCATAAATTTTTGAACCCAATTTTCTGATAAAGATGCATTGAAGTTTTCTCTCAACTGTTTTGCTTTTTTTACACTTTCCTCGGCTAACAAAGGAGGTAAAGGAATCCCTTTTGTTAAAATAAAAATATCTTCGCGCTCTTTTGGTATTTCATAGGTTTCTATTTTTAATTCTTCGTGTTTTTCACGCTTTTTGTGTTTTTTGTCACCAATTTGTTCGTCGTCTTCCATTTCCTCGCTTTCAACAATTTCACCCTCTTCTTTATCTACGCCTTCTTTTCTTATTAAAGGAACGTCTGGAACCATTCTCAAGTTTTCTAACATATCTTTTGTAACAAATTTATAAATTAGCGGTTCATCCAATTTTTCAACATCCAAATTATTAAAATCATCCAAGTAATTAATATAATTACTTGCTTCTATTTCATATAAACCAACCTGAATAACTTTGTTATTTTTTTTAACTAAATAAATAGGAAAATAGAAAATATTCTTATCTTCAAAAGTATTTTTAGCATTTCCTACGGCAATAATAACATCAACATCTTTAATTTCTATTTGATATAAGCTAGCCTCCATTTTTAAATCACCTGAATCAACACTTTTTAATTCAGGATAACTAACGTCACTATTTATTTTTGATAACACCATTCTTATAATACAAATATAATTTAATTATATTTTTATATTTATATTTATTTTATTACCATAATATATATTTTTTCATAAACTTATCATTTTTCAATTCTTCCATGAAATACCAGAGCTGTTTTCTTTTATACACAATCAACGAATTCTCCATGTTTTCTTCAAAATCCAATAAAAAAAGAATTAGTTCTGGTTTTTTAAATTTATTCATTTTTACTTCTTTTAATAACCCATAATAATCACATATTGTCAATAATTGTTTTACATTATAATTTGTATCATAATCAATAGACTTTGCAATTAAAGTAGAGGTTGAATACCAGCTATTACCATCATCATTATTTTCAATTTCTGAATAAGAAAAATCGTTAATCTCTTTTAAGATAGATTCCAGTTCGTTTTCATCATGTTCGTCGTGTTTATTAGTATTTTCATTATCATCGTTATAATTATTGGAATTTTCATCAATATTAATTATAATGTTTTCATCATGTAAAGACATTTTGATTATATTATTATTATTTATTTATTATTATTCAATTAATTTATATTTAAATAATAATATTGTTATTTTATTATTTTACATCTCAATTAAATCCATAAATTTAAATATAGATTTATTACTCAAGCTTAGGTAATTTTTAGATTTACTATGAGCCAAATTTTCAATAATTTCCGAAATAGTCATACCATCAATCAATTCATATTCAACTTCTCCGCTTAATAATTCTTTTTTATATAATATAGCAATATTTTCAGTAAGCTCGTCAACTTCATTTTTCTTATTGTCTTGATTAATATAAATATAAATTTTATTCATTAGATTTCTTATAATATTAATAATTTTATCACTTGAAATTATACCATTATTCATTAAATTTACGAAAAATGATGCTAGTGCCTTTCTTTTTTCATTATCTTTATTTATTTTACAAAATTTATTATAATCAACATTTGGTTCAACGTACTCAATTGTATCAAATAAATTCATGAAATTTCTAAAATTATCTTGAAAAATATCTTCCATTATTTGAAATTTATTTATTAAATCTGAATATAAATCTGCATATATTTTTGAATAAAATCTATTAGTAGAAGCTATTTCAAAAATAATGGTTCCTAATTTAGTCATATCATCATTATCAATAATTTCTTTCATCATATTTTCAATTATATCAATAATTTTATTTTTAACATCGCTGTAATTTTTATCTGACATTTTATTTAAATGTGAACGCACTAAATCTATTTGTGCATCCAAACCAACTCTTTGTTCAATTTTGGTTGTTTGAAATGTTCGCAAAGTTTCCCAATCATCATCATTTACAACTTCCATGGATTTGTTACCACCGCGCCTTTTCCTATTTGGCTCATAATCTTTTTCCTTTTGTGAAGAAACTTCAACCTTCATTGGATTCACTCGTTTTTGAAATATTGGCGTTTTTACATAATTTGGCGAACCGACTTCTAACGCTATTTCAGAAATAATTTTTAAAGTATCTTCCGGAAAATCAAACTTAAAACCGTTAAAAGTGATATTATTGAATTGTTCTAGGGTATATTTCATTTTCATAGTCATTTATATAAATTAAGATAAAGATACTATTACAATACATTAACTATTACATTTATATCAATTTTTTTAAATATTTATTATATTTCAAAATTTACTTAAATAGAAAATATAATAAATATATATAATGTCTCTAGTGAATGATGTCAGTAGCGTAAAAGATTTTAGTAACAAAGATGAAGACGAAATTTATGATTCTTCATATGAAATTAATAATTGGGATGATTTAGATAATGATCCTAATATATTAAGAGGTATTTATAGTTATGGTTTTGAGAGACCAAGTCCAATTCAAAAAAAAGCGATCAGACCTATAATAATGGGTAAGGACGTTATTGCCCAAGCCCAATCGGGAACAGGCAAAACCGCTGCATTTGGAATTGGTGCATTATCTATTGTAAATGTTCTTGATAATTTTACACAAGTTTTAATTTTATCACCTACAAAAGAATTAGCAAAACAAACGGCAAATGTATTGGAACAAATTGGAAGTATGATGAGCGGTTTAAGAATTCAAACAATCTATGGTGGTTCACCTTATGAAGAATTCAATAATTTCAACGACAAGAATACACCACACATCATTTGCGGTTGTCCTGGAAGAGTGTATGATTTAATGAGAAGAGATAGAATTACATCAAAAAAAATAAAGTTAATTATCCTAGATGAAGCAGATGAAATGTTATCAAGCGGGTTCAAAGAACAAGTGTATAATATTTTCCAACACTTTAATAACGACATCCAAGTTGCTTTATTCAGCGCAACTCTTCCAAATAGTATTTATCCAATTATAAATAAAATTATGCGTAATCCTGTAAAAATTTGTGTAAAAGCGGAACAATTAACCTTAGAAGGTATTTCTCAATATTTTGTCGCCGTAGATGACGACAGACAAAAATATGATACTTTAAAACATATTTACCAATATGTATCAGTTTCACAATGTATTATTTATTGTAATAGTATTAAAAGGGTTGCTGACTTATATGATGCAATGAAAGAAGACAATTTTCCTGTTTGTCGTATACATAGTAATATGGATAGGAATGAGAGAGACGTTGCGTTCAAAGAATTCAAAAATGGCAAATCAAGAGTATTGATCTCATCTAATGTAACAGCTAGAGGAATAGATATACAACAAGTAAGTATTGTTATTAATTTTGATATTCCAAAAGATATTCATACTTATTTGCATAGAATAGGCAGAAGTGGGCGATGGGGTAGAAAAGGTGTAGGTATTAATTTTATTACAAGAAGAGACCTTTCTAAGATTAAAGAAATTGAAAATTATTATGCTTGTGAGATTAAAGAAATGCCTATAAATCTTGATTTTTTAGAAACGTTTTAGACCACTGAATAATAGGTTCTGTGAACGGTAAAATAATATTACTCCTAATATATTCGGTATAATGATTAATCAAATCAAAAAATGAAATTAATATTATGTATATGCCAGCAGAATAACAAACTTTTCTGTCCAATTCAGTAAATTCTATTTTATGTTTTCTGTAACTATTGAAACGATAAATCAAAAACAGTGCTAATATTACTTTCACTATGAAATTGAATTGGATAATTAACGTTGGTTTGGACTGAAAAAACCCGATTATAAATAATACAACTGTTAATTTGGTAACGAACGAAAAATATTGAAGAAATTTAACTTCAAAATCATAAAAATCTTTATTGTCTATTAGAATATCGCCCATTTATTTGTATGTTAAGTTTATATATTATTGCAATATAAAAGTATATAGAATATACATTCGTAAAATATTTTTATTATATTTCTATTAAAAATATAATAAAAATCATGAGTATTAGCAAAATAGAGAATATTAACGATCATTTTAAATTACCTATTCATTACAATAAAAATAAAACGTCCATTAAAGAAAACATTATAAATGATTTAGAATTAGTAAATACAATTGATGCGTCTAGTAACCCAATTTACAGTTATTATTTTAATAACATAAATAACAACAAAAATCCATTAACTGAAAAAGTAATAAATCAAGTCACCAAATATTACACAACTGACATAGATTTTTTAAAAGACAATCAAAAACTCTTGAAAACATTTAGACCTGTAAAACGTGTAGTATTTCAAGATGATAAAATTAAATACACTAAAATTATTGAAACATGGAATGAAATAAAAGGAGACACTGGGTTTAAAGAACGATATTACTATATTGACTGGGCAATGTGGGAATTTTTAAACAAATCACAACCTTTTTTACAATTCATGAGTATTTACAACATGGCTTCTCCTGTAATTTCACTCTTTGTACCCATAATAATTCTTATTATCCCATTTTTTATTATTCGTTTAAAAGGTCTAACGTTGACTATGCAAGAATATATTGATATATTAAAAGTTGTCATTTCTCAACACGCTGTAGGCAAATTGTTTACACATTTTGGATCTGTTTCATTTCAAGAAAAAATTTACCTTGTTGTATCAGCCGGATTTTATGTATTTTCTATTTATCAAAATATACTAGTTTGTTATAGATTTAGTGATAACATGAAAAAAATACACAAGTATTTTGATGAATTTAAAGATTATTTGAATTATAGCATTGAATCAATGAAAAATTATAAAAAATATAGCGAAGATTTAATAAATCATAGTCATATTGAATTTATTAAGACATTAAATGACAAGGTTTTAATATTAAATGATTTAAAGTCTAAATTAGACGCAATTAGTGAATTTAAATATGATATAAAAAAAATAGGAGAAATCGGGCATATTTTAAAAACTTTTTATGAGATTTATGATGATAAAACATATGAAGATGCAATCATGTATTCTTTTGGGTTCAACGGATATATTGATTGTATTGTTGGATTGCAAGAAAACATTAAAGAAGGCAAAATAAATTTTGCTCAATTTACAACCGACGTTGTAAAGAGTAAAGATAACTCTAAAAACAATAACAAGAACAAGAACAAGAACAAGAACATCTTTAAAAACAGTTACTACGCTTGTTTAAAAGATAAAAAACATGTAAAAAATACCATAAAACTAAACAAAAACATTATCATATCTGGACCAAACGCATCAGGAAAAACTACGGTAATTAAATCAACCCTTATCAACATCATTGTTTCTCAGCAATTTGGATGTGGTTTTTATGACTCCTCATTATTAAAACCATACGACCATATTCATTGTTATTTGAATATTCCTGACACGTCAGGACGCGACAGTCTTTTTCAAGCAGAAGCCCGTAGATGCAAAGAAATAATTGATATAATTGATGAAGATTTAAAACACAACGAGACACATTTTTGCGCATTTGATGAATTATATTCGGGAACAAATCCCGAAGAAGCTACTATAAGTGCCATTGCATTTATGAAGTACATTATCAAAAATAAAAATGTCAATTCAATACTTACTACACATTTTATAGATGTATGTAAAAAGTTGGATAAACATAAAATGATTGAAAACCACTGCATGGAAACAAAAAAAAATGGACATAAACTAGATTATTTATATGAATTAAAAAAAGGGATTTCTAATGTAAAAGGGGGTATCAATGTGCTTTATGAAATGAATTATCCTAGTGAAATAATAGAAAATACTATTTGTCAATAGAATTCGTTAATAAATTAATTAATAAAATATTTACAAATTGTAATAATGTCATTTTTATCTGATATTTTTAACCCTACATTATTGATATTTCTTGGAATTACCTTACTAATCATTGCTTTGTTAATTGTATATTTTGAAAGTAAAATGAGAGAACAAAATCACAAAATTTCTTCTATGTTAAGTCTTGTTTCATCTTTAGCAGAAGAAACCAATATGATTAAATTTCATTTAAATCATGCGAATCATGTGAATATGAATGTTACTCCTAATCAAATACCAATAAATTTACAGAGAAATAACTATTTAGAAGAAACATTAATTCCTGTATCCGATGATGAAGCTGATAATAATGATGATGCTGATGATGATGATGATGATGATGATGCGGACGACGATGATGACGATGATGACGATGATGATGACGATGATGATGATGATGACGATGATGATGATGATGACGACGACGATGATAATGATGATAATGATGATAATGATGATATCAATAATAATATTACTATAAATGAATTGAATGATAACGATATTAAAGTACTAAATTTAAATAATTTAAATAATAACCATAATAGTCACGACGACGATGATAACGATGATGACGATGATGACGATGATAACGATGATAACGATGATGATTTAGAAGATATTGATTTTAATCAATTATCTGATAACGATAACGATAACTATAACGATAACGATAACTATAACGATAACAATGAAAAGTTACTAGATAATATAAATAATTTAAAATCAATCAATATTTCAAATTTAGAAGACAAACAAGTAGAAAAAATAAATAAAAATATAGAAGTAATTGATTATAAAAAATTATCATTGAATAAACTGAAATCCATTGTTTTAGAAAAAGGTCTAGCAACAGATTCCTCAAAATTAAAGAAACAAGAATTATTAAAATTACTGAACGCTGAATAAATTATAAAATTATAAATTATATCTTATAATAATATAGTAATATTATATATTATAAGATTATATGTCCTGGGCAGTTTGTTATTCAGGTTCCAATAATATTCATTTTAATTTTCCTCCAATAATGGCAGATGGTCGCAATTACGCATCATGGCAGCCTGATGCAGTAGTTAATAAACGCATACAACAACAAGAAAACATTCATTCTAATTGGTCTTATCGTCAATATTTACAACAAAATGGTTTACAAATAATGAAATACAACTCTACTGAAGCTTGTTATGATTTAGGATTAGATCCGCACACAGAAACAAATACAACACCTTCAAGCAATGTCCCTTATACATTTAGAAATATATATGATACAAATACACCTGGGTATGGATATTCAAACAGTGATTTAAAAAACCCTTATTTATCTAGAGAACAATTAAATTCAAGAATGATTGCACCTGTAATCAATCCAGCTCATTATCAAAATGATAATGTAAATCCAACACCAAAACAATTAGTTAACCAATAAATACATAAAGAATTATATACTTCTTTATGTATATGTGTAGTCGTGTTTTATCTATAGACGTAGGTATTAAAAATTTAGCATTTTGTCTTTTTGAAAAAGATGCAAATTCAAGTTATTTTAATATTGCAAAATGGGATATTATCAATTTATCTCAAGAAGATGAAATACAAAAATGCAAGTGTGCAGAAAAAAATGGTATGGTATGTAATAAGCCTGCAAAGTATATGCTAAATGATAATTATTTTTGTTTGAAACATTCAAAAAAACAGGATTATCAAATACCAACAATTGAGTTAAAACCGACTTTCATTAATAAACAAAAGATTCAAAAACTTATTGATATTGCTGATAAATATAATATTCAATATGAAAAACCTATTAAGAAAAATGATTTATTGTTTAAAATAAATGAATATATTACACATAAATGTTTCAAAGAAATCACTACCACAAATGCATCTCAAATAGATTTGATAACAATCGGTAAAAATATTAAAAATAAATTCAATAAAATTTTTCCAATAGAAGATAAAATAGATTATGTTTTAATTGAAAATCAAATAAGTCCAATAGCAAATCGCATGAAGACAATACAAGGAATGATTGCACAATACTTTATTATGAACAATAACACGGAACACATTGAATTTGTTTCTTCGGTGAATAAATTAAAGCAATCTTCGGGGAAACAGAAATCAAATGAAGAATCACAATCACAATCACAATCACAAGACGCCACAACCAAGGATTATAAATCAAGAAAAAATCAAGGAATTTCAAAATGTTTAGAAATTTTGACAACAGATCATTGTTTCACTAACCAATTATCTTATTTTAATACGCATAAAAAAAAAGACGATTTGTCCGATTCTTTTTTACAAGGTTTATGGTTTATCAATACTAAAAAATTGTAACAATAACCATGCAAAAGTACGAATTTAAAAATTATATATATTTAATTCGTATTACTTAAAATTAAATGTTCTTATTAAATCAATAATGAACGATATAATTGAGATTTCTGAGTTGGACTTGAACAACGATAATGATTTTAAACAAACAAGAACAACCAATTTTGGCGGTGGTTTAGAATTTTTAATGAATGATAAAATTAAAGATATTAATAAGCCTACCAGTGACATAGATTTAGACGATTTGAATAATTTAGAAAATGAATTGAACGAATTGGCTGAAGATATGCCAAGTCATAGTTTCAAATCAAAATCAGATATGTTTTCTTCTAACTATGGTAACAGTAGTAATAATTTTGATATGGAGGATTCTAATAATTTTTCAGGAGGTGTTAGATTTAATGATGAACCAAATATTGGTTTAGGTGCTTCAGCTGCAGAGTCTTTAGATGACGGGAAAACCTGGGATGGTTATGGTAAATTCAATAATGTCCCTTTAAACCCTGATAAAAATGTCTCGTCTTCATCAAGCGGACCTCAATTGTCAAAAGAAGAATTATTAAGGGAAAAATTCAAATATTTAAGAAAGTTGGAAGGTTTGGAAAAGAAAGGGGTTGAGCTATCAAAGAAATACAATATGGAGTCTTCTTTAGCAGAAATGATGGGTGAATATGAAACCATCATGGAAGAAAAGAGTAAACAAAACTCTATTAAATTTCAAGGAAATATGTTAATGGCTGCTATTAACGGTATTGAATTTTTGAATAATCGTTTTGATCCTTTTGATATCAAGTTAGATGGTTGGAGTGAGCAAGTAAATGAAAATATTACTGACTATGATGAAATATTTGCCGAATTATATGAAAAATACAAGTCAAGAGCATCTATGGCTCCTGAATTGAAATTATTGTTTCAATTGGGCGGTAGTGCAATGATGGTTCACTTGACAAATACAATGTTTAAGAGTGCAATGCCTGGAATGGACGATATTTTACGTCAAAACCCTGATTTGATGCGTCAATTTCAAAATGCTGCTGTAAATTCTATGGCGCAAACCAGTCCAAATTTTTCGGGATTCATGTCAGGAGTAATGAACCCTGAAATGCAAACGGGTTCAGGAAATGGTCCTCCTCCACCAATGGCAACACAAGGCCCAAATGCAGTTCCACCTCCAATGGGTAGACCAGGCAACAACAATTTTGCAAACAGGCCTGACTTGAATTTAGGTCGTAGTAATTTTGTAGACGATGGTATTAATATGAGAGAAAGTTACCAAAGAGGTGCCAATGCATCTGGACCTGTGGAATTTCAAGAGAAATCTAGAAGGCAACCTAGAGCAGAAATGAAGGGTCCAAGTGATATTTCTGACATATTGTCAGGATTAAAAACCAAAACAATTAATATTCAAGAGCCTGTACAACAAAACAGTGGCGGGCAATATATGAATAACGATAATGGCAACGTTAGCAGTAATACTAATGGAAATAGTACAATTAGTATTGAAGATTTAAAAGAATTACAAGGACAATCTGATGTTAATATGCCAAAACGCAGTAGAAGACGTCAAAAATCTGCTAGTAATACAGTGAGTCTGGATATTTAATCAATAAATTTATGAAACAATTTTTCAGTATTTATACCTGATTTAATACCGTCACGCTTTGTTCCCAAATCCATATTCAATTCTGTTATATCCATATTGACAATTTCATTATTATTATTTAAATTGTCTAAAATTGTGATTGCTTTATTCATATCAATTCCATTTTTTACAGGTGTTCCAGTTGAAGGAATATATTTAGGATCTACAGAATCTACATCAAATGAAACGTGTATAGGTGAATCTCCAATAAAAGTCATTATTTTATTCAAAGATTTTTCAAAATCATTATTAATGTCATCAGGAGTTAGAAATTTAATGCGTTTTTTATACACCTCATTTACTTCAAAAATATCCCAACATCTACTTCCTATATAAAGTAAATTTTCAAACGGCAAGTTATTTTTAATAAACGAGAAGTTTTTATTATGGTCAATGCCTGTTATGAAACTTAACGGCATACCATGATAGTGTTTTGAATTAGAACTTTTGTATGTATTTATATCAGCATGTGCATCAAAATATATGACCTTAGCATTTGGATGTTTATTCAAAGTATCTGCTATGGTTGCTATTGACATTGAATGGTCACCGCCTACATTTATTATCTTTCCACTGGATTTTGCGTTGGCCTTATACAAATCTTTAATATTTTTAAAAAAATTACCTGTATTTTTAACTGTTTTAATTACATGATTTTTGCGATTTATAAATTTTTTCAAATATTTTGGGGCTTTTTCAGTGCCTGTTTTGGTTTGACCTAAATTGTGTGGAAATAATATAATTGTTTTATAATTATATGGTTTTTGTAAATTTTTGCTTGTTCTCATGCTTACGCTAGTATTTTTTCTAGATTTATTTGTTGCTCTAAACGTAAAATTTCTTTTAGGTTTATGACAATCATCTATACCAAACAACGAAACGGCTTGTTTTTTTGTTTTACCCATTATAATATAATTAAATATAATTTATTGTCTTTTAGAGCGTTTATTACTTCTCAATGCCAACTACCTTGGCGATTTTCTTTATGATTTTGGTATCCTTTTCATAATCATTATCCCCTTTTCCTCCCATGGATTCATAGATGATTGTATTGTATTGACTGTTTTTCTTGGAATCGTATTCTTCACAATCGGGATACTTCTCTCTGTATGCTTTGAACATACAAATATTTTTATGAGCAATCTTCCGGATTGCTTTCCGTAATTTCTTATTTGCTTCATCTTCCTTCTCCCAAACATTGTCTTCTTTTACATACATGACCTCTCTCTTTTGGTCAGTACAATGGACTGGACGTTTTTCCACTTCTAAGGCCTGTAAATTTTTAATGATTATATTGGAAATTCCTTCAATATAACCAACCTTCCCTACATTCTCCAAATCAGATACTTGCAATTGGACTGACTCTATGAAATCACTAATATTCATGGCATCTTTGCAGGTTTCATTCAAAAACACTTGTAGGTTAAATGTTTTGTTATGAGAGTTTACATTGTTGTTGTTATTATTGTAAATAACATTATTGGTACCATTTTTAACAATTTCCATAAGTTCTTTGTTTTGATTTATCAGCATAAGTATTAGTTTTTTATCAGTGATAATATCATCATCACTTTCATCATCGTTGTTAATGTTATTCTTATTTGTTAATAGCATTTCTTTACACTTTTGTTTGTGTTTCCATAATCCGGATGACGTTTGAAATTCTTTATTACATTTTTCACATATACATAATTTAGTATTTTGCCACTTTTTGCCACTTTTGCCACTTTTTATTTCCAAATTATTTCCACCAACTTCTTTTAAATGTCTTGATGTCATTACATGTTTATCCCAATTATATTTTTTACTACATAAATAGTCACACAATTCACAATGATATTTTTGCGAAGATTTTTTGCCACAAAATGCCACAAAATTAGTTCCTAAAGTTTCCATTTATTTCCATTGAGAAAAAATATTAAATTATTTAAAAAAAATTTGTCATAACAAACAATAAATTATTTTTTTGGTGACCACACGATAATTTTCAATTATGGTCACAAACAATGAAAATCTCCAAGACTTTTTTTGATTTTCAAAAAATGGACAAAAAAAATGTCCAAAATTGAAAAGTCAAAATACTTTTGGGAAAATAAAATCGTTAAAATATAATAAATTGCCCAAACAACTTAAAGAAATCACTACCCATCATTTTTCAATCCCAACTACCTTGGCGATTTTCTTGATGATTTTGGTGTCCTTTTCATAATCATTATCTCCTTTTCCTCCCATTGATTCATAGATGATTGTATTATATTGACTATTTTTCTTAGAATCGTATTCTTCACAATCGGGGTATTTCTCTCTGTATGCTTTGAACATACAAATATTTTTATGAGCAATCTTCCGGATTGCTTTCCTTAATTTCTTATTTGCTTCGTCTTCCTTCTCCCAAACATTGTCTTCTTTTACATACATGACCTCTCTCTTTTGGTCAGTACAATGGACTGGACGTTTTTCCACTTCTAAGGCCTGTAAATTTTTAATGATTATATTGGATATTCCTTCAATATAACCAAGCTTCCCAACATTCTCCAAATCAGATACTTGCAATTGTACTGATTCT